GTTGAAGACTTTGAAAAAATATAGCATATGTGTCTTTTTCTATTTCATTTGGATTTTTTGGATAATTTTGTGCGATAGAATGTAATAATTTCCATCCGTCAGGTCCCCAAAAACGAGTATCCATATTTACTTTATTATTTATTTAGAGATAATTTCAGATAAAGTTTTAGACAATTATATTATAAAATGGATGTTCTACAAAAACTTTCTAAATTAAAAAATAAACATTGTTATTTTTATGCAGAACAAGAAGCAAATGAGTTACCATTTAGCTTAGAAATTGATTTAAATGATACAGCACATACTGCTCCTTATGATGAAACTTATCAACCATTGACTAATCTCCATTTAGGTCAACGAAAATTATTATTAAGTGAAATACAATTAATGATAGAATACTATAAAACATATGGTAAAAATAGCACAAAAACACCATTAATATTATATATTGGTTCTGCGCCAGGTATTCATTTACCATATTTACATAAAATGTTTCCTAAATTGAAATTTGTATTATATGATGGTGCTAAGTTTGATGACACTTTATATAATTCGCCAGATGTTTATGAAATTCACGCAGGAACTGATGGTTTTTTTACTACTGAAAAAGCATTGGAATTGAAAGGAAAATATGATAATTATGATTTATTGTTTGTATGTGATATACGTTTATCAAGTGAAAATTTATCACAGTTTGAAAAAAATGTTATGAATGATATGCGCAAACAAGAAGAATGGGTTCGTATATTTAATCCATTAATATCATTATTGAAGTTTAGAACTCCATATTATATGAAAGATAACCTAACATATATGGCTGGTAAATTATTATATGGTATATGGAGCCCTCCTAAATCAACAGAAAGCCGTTTATTAACACATCAAAAAGAAATTAATGAAAATAAAGAATATAATGGTTTATTATATGAAGAAAATCATTTTTATCATAATAAATATATACGACCTTTTACTTTTCGTCAAGCATTTATAGAATTTAATGAATATATTACTGAACAAAATGTATATTGTCCTTGTTATGATTGTTATGCTGAATTGAAAATAATAAAAGAATATACTGAATTAATACCATTAGTTAATACATCATTACAAAATATGGATGATGTGATAGAACATATAATGAACACAGGTATATATACTAATACAAATGTAAATAGATTATGGTCAAGTTCTACCACGTGGCCGCATAATTATGCGATAGAAGATGTAATAGAAGAACCATTAAAAAAATTGGATGATGGTCCTTTTGATTTTGTAGCAAATAGAAGAGTATTAAGTACCAAATATATGTTAATAGTTATACCAAAAATCAATATATATAAATTAGAAAACTTTGAAACTCTATTTAATGATTATATAACATATTTTAATGAAACTATAAAAAAAATTGATAATACTGACCATACATATTATCAAGTAGTGGTATTAGATAGTATTCCATATAAAGAACAGATATATTATGGCGCGTTATTAAATAGTGCTTATACCATAGCAGAAAATATGAGTGTAGAAACTATATTATTTCACGAACCATTTTTAAGACCTAATAAAAAAATGTTTGAATTGTATTTGAAGAATGAAATGAAGTACGAAAATATAAGACTATATAGTAATGTCTATGAAGATGCTTTTCATCCATTATCAGTATTTGAAATAAACTTAGATGCATTTTATAGCACAAATGGATTTCCAAATAATATATCTGATGTATTAACTTGTTATAATATATGTTTTGATAGATTTAAACAATCTGTTAATAATATTTATTATGTAACAAATAATGAAATTGAAAGTAATTCAGTTTTTTATAATATAGCATATACAGATGATATAGTAAATGTAAGACCTGTAAAATTATTAAGTGAATTATCAAATGATGAAATAAATAAGTTAAATATTATTAGGGAAAAATCAAATTATGATAATTGGTGTGGATTAAAACAACTATATTATTTTCATACAGAACAAATAAAAAAGTATATTGATATGAATGGAAATGAAACTGATATGAAAATATATACTATATCACCTCACGAAAGTTGTTCATTATACGATACGATTGATATTAATGGAACTAAAATAGATAATATAGATGATATAAATAGAGTTGTAATGGATTATTTAAAAATATGTATTGTAAAATATTTACCTAATGAAAAATATGTGATTATAGATGAAAATAAAATATCGTTGGAATATTTAACAACAGATAAATATCTTGGTATAAATATTAATTATGGGGAGTTTATAGAAGGTATATTAAATATTTTAGAGGATATATATTTATTTGTAATATTATTGAAAAGTGATAATGAAGAAATTAAAAAGATATTAGATTTAATAATAAAAAAGTGGTGTTCATATATGACTATTATAAAGGATATAGATTTGAAAATAAATAAAAAGAATGACCCGCGTTTATTTATATTAGAATTAGAAAGGCCTGAAAGATTAATAGATGATAATTTAAGTTGTAATTCTATATCAAAACTAAAATTATTATATAGGAATTCACGAACTAAGATGGATGATATTAAATTGCGTTCATTATTTTATCATTATGACGAAAATATACAAAAAATATTTAAGTTTATGTTAGAATATAATAAATATACTTATTTGAATTTAATAGTACATAATTTAAATGTGAATAAAGTGATAAAACAAATCAACGATTTTGAACAAACAATCATATAAACATTAGATATTATTTTATATAAAATAATATGGAATGTCCATTATTACAAAAAAGTATATGTGAATTATATACTCATAATAATAATTTAATATGGAATGTATCTAATGAAATAGATATAAAAGAAAGCAATGATGAAGCGGATGAAATAGAAAATATATTGAATAAGCACAAAGAATATATTGATAATATTGACAAAAATATTTGGAATTATAATAAAAAATTGGTAAATGATTTTGAAGCATTACATATACCATCTAAAAATATGTTAGATAATTATGGTGTAGCTGATTATATTCCAATAAGTCGTGCGTTTTTTAAAATGTGGGAAATATTGAATGACTTCCCATCAATATTAGATATATCTGGAAATATATTATATGGTGCTTTATGTGAGGGTCCCGGTGGATTTATAGAAGCATTCAATTTTTATCGTAAGAATAAGGATGTTAAAGATAGTATAGTAGCAATGACATTGCGTAATGATTTAGATGAGACCATTCCATCTTGGAAGAAGTCAGATGAAATATTGAAACAGTGTAATAGAATATATATAACATATGGATATGATAGCACAGGTAATTTATATAATATAAGAAATATAGAATATTATGTTGATATGTTTGGTGATAATAAGGCAGATTTAATAACAGGTGATGGTGGATTTGATTTTTCAGAAAATTATAATAATCAAGAAATAACAATAATTCGTTTATTATGGTGTGAAATAGTAGCTGGTATATTGTCATTAAAGAAAGGTGGATCAATGATAATTAAATTATTTGATATTTATAAACAAGTAACTAAGGATATATTGTATGTATTATGTCATTATTTTAATAAGGTGTATATATGTAAACCACATTCATCCCGTCCATTAAATTCTGAAAAGTATGTGGTATGTATAGATTTTAAGAATAATATTAATGATAATGATGTAGAAAGTATGAAAAATATAATAGAAAATATGAATAGTGTTAATTATAAGAGATTATTAAAAAATGAAATAGATAATGATTTTAATGATTGTATCAAAGCAATAAATACAGCATTTGCTTTTAGACAGGTTCGTTATATGAATAAAGTATTCAATATAATAAATAAGAATGTTATGTATAAGGAGATAACATTATTACATAAGGAACGAATTATATATGCGACTTCTTGGTGTATGAAATATAATTTTCCGATAAAGAAAAAATATTCAATATTATTGAGAATTAAAAGGTGAGCATTTTTGATTTATATAAAATAGGATTACGAAAGCATTCAATATAATTTTTACCATAAAATGACAAATCATTATAGTTATCATCTAATTTTATTTTAACTGAACCTAAATTAGTATAAATATTATGAATACCATATTTATTGATATAATTATGGATAAGTTGATTATTTATTTTATTATTTCGGGTATATTTTGTTTCAATATGAGAATGGAAAGATAGGTTATTATTTAATAGCCAATTATGTTTAGAATATTCATTTATTGCTTCATCTAATGTCATAATATCTTTATTGTTATAAATAAGAAAGTATTTATTATTGGAAAGCAAAAACAAATGGCTAAACATCTATACTAATATATAATAGAAATTATTTATAAGACTTTATACGTTTATATATTTTTAAATTTCTCCACTATTTAATATAAATTATGTCTATACTTATAAATAATTTTACAGATATAGACTATCTATATGAGTTATATGATAGTTCATATTGTATAATTTTTTCAAATCGTGATAATATTGATATATCTTTATGTAATACAGATTTAATAATTTTTGATTTATATGATGAATTAATACCCATTAGAAAGAGTGTATGGAGGGAGACAAATAAGGCTTGTTATTTATTAGCAAATGAGATATCAAGTATGGTTAGTAATTATAGTATAACAAATAATATATGGAATATATTTTTTATAGATTATATGATGAATAATAGACCGAGTGATGGTGAATTATTCATAATGGAAAATGATATATCCGGAATATTTGGAATATATGATAAAAAGCATATAACAGTTGATAAATGTAAATGTCGTCTATTTTTTTCAAGTAAGTTAAAAACATTTGTATTATATGATGTATTTGAAAGTGAGATGGATAATAATAAATACATAGTCGGTCAATTGATGTCACATTTGAAAGTAGATTATCCTAATATATCTTTTAAAGATGTGAGTAATGGTGTATATAAATGTCCAATATCTTGGCGAAAGTTTAGTGGAAATACTTTTGGAATATGTAAAAATAGTGAAAGACCAATAATAAAACCGTGGTTAATAAATAATGAAATGGATTATTATCCAATACATATATTATCTGAATTAAAAATATTATATGTATGGTTGATATTATTATTTAAGTATATGAATGGTGGGAAAAAAAGTAAGAGAGATGATTATAAGAAAATAACATATATATTTAGTGATATAGAATATGAAAAATTAAAAAAGTATGCGAAAGATGAAAATATAATAGAATATATATTGGATGGTTATTTAAAATTTGTTGGAATAAAGTGGCAAAAAGAATATATATTATATGAGATGAATGTTGATAATAATAAAAGATATGTATATCCATTAGTGCCGACCATAGATGATTATGATGTATATAAAAAGAGTAAATGGATGAATAATTGGGTAAAGAGATGGAAATTGTGTAATAAAATAGATAAAATATTAGTGAATATTTTTATAGAAGATGATATTGAAAATAGTGAGTTGAAGAAGAGAGAAGATATATTAATACAGATAGATATAGGATTAAATAAGGATGGACGATTAGTGAATATAGTATATATGGAAGAGAGTGATGATATGATGAAATGGAAGAAGATGTTGGATAATTTTTTGAATATGTGGGTAAAATAATAGTCATACTTATTATAAATATAATGAGAATAACTTAGCTACTATCTCTTTTTCTTTTTAATTAGAGTAAGCAAGACCACCCATACCAGACATAATACGTAATACGTTATAATTAACAGCATAAATACGACAATATGCGTTAGCTTGAGAGGTAGATGATGGAGTTCCTTCAACAAGAAGACCATTACCTGGGAATGATAAAGTTCCTTGATTTAATGTATTAGATGTTAATGTTAATAATAAGTTAGCATTATCAATACGACTGAAGTTACAAGAACCAGATGGTTGATGTTCTTCAGGACGTAGAGCGAATGAATAGACATTGATACCGACTTGTGGAGTACGAGTATGATGTTGATATGGTTGAACATAATTGAAATAATCACCATCACGAACAGCAAAACGGTCTTGACCATTAAGTTGTATTTTAGCAGTAGCAGTAGTATTATAACCTTTATCCATAATGTAATTACTATTTGATAAGTCAATACCGCCAAACATACCAAGAGCATTAGGGAAACATTCAGCTAAACCGAATATTAAATTGCTACCAAGAGGGTCAAATGTGAAAGTAGGAGTAGTATCAAGACGGTCAGTATAATTACACCATTGTAGGTAAGTTTGACTGAGTGCTTTTTGAGTGACCCATATGATTTCTTTGACTGGATGATTAAAGTTGAGTTTAATTTTAGTGGATGTTGAAGATGTAATAGTTTCTTCACCAGGGTATTGTAATTGTTCAATTAAGTATTCGTGTGATAATTGAGCAAAACGGCGACGTTCATCTGTATCTAAGAATACGTAATCAACCCATAATGAAGCGGATACTAGTGAACCAATATCAGTACTAGTTGAATTAGGAACATATAAGTTATTTGATGAAGCAGGGTCAGTACTTGGACTTTTAACTAAAGCATAAAATAGATATTTAAGAGCAGAAAATTCAATATTAATTTTAACTTCGTGATATTGAAGAGCAATTAATGGTAAAGCTAAACCTGGATTACGACAGAACCAAAATTGTAATGGAATATATAATTTAGTTTGTGGAATAACACCATTTTGACCAAGACCAGCTTTAATTTGTGGATTAACATTATTGGCAGTAAGAGCAGGCATATTACCGACCATACGTTGATATCCAGCGTCTTGACCAGGTGGAAGTGTTAATTGATTCCAAATATGTAACCATTCACCATAATGTTTGTCAATACGTTGACCTCCAATTTCAACTTCAACGTAGTTGATTAGGCGTTCTCCAACATAATTGACCCAATGAGCATTTGAAGCATCAGCTATTAAAGCATTAGATACATCAACAGATGGTAAAACTGCTTCTAAATACATACGGTAGATTAAATCACCGTTACGTGAGATAGTGCTACTAACTTTTTTACCAAAGTCTGGTGTTCCGTTGAATGTTTGTTCAATAGCTTCTACTGAGAAATTAGTGTGTCGTCTATAGACAACTTTAAAAAATGTTATTTGTGGGTTACCTGTTAAATATACATCTTGTGAGCCATATGCGACTAATTGCATTAAACCACCAGCCATTTTATACTATTTTATATATTATGATAAAAGAAAATAAAAACTAATGATAAAACTTATATGTTTCTTCAGTTTTAGATTGCGTTCATATTTCGTTATATATCAAACATCATAATAATTTTAGTTTAAAGATATTAAAAATTCTAATATTTTAGATACATATGTATGCCTGTTTTTAAACATAAGAAAAAGACTTATAACCCTAAAAAGGATGAATCAGCACCAATTACTATAGATGATACACATAGTAATAAATTACAAGAATTAGATGAATTATATAAGTCTATACCAAAAAAAGAGAAAACTATAAGTGATTTAGAGGAAGAATATAAGAAGTTATGTATAGTAAAAGAAGACTTATCAAATAATATAGATGAATTGATAGAGAAACGATTAGAATGTCGTGAAAAGATAGAAGATATAAAAAAATGTATAGAAAAAATTAAAAATGATTATAAAAGTAAGAATTATCAATTAGATTCTTGTCATATATTATTTCATTATTTTAATGAAAATATTGATGAGAAGAAAGTTAATCAAAAAACAGTAGCACATATAAATAAGAATAAAAAGAGTATATTAGATTTTTTTACACAAAAAGTAGAAACAAAACAAGAAACAGTTCAAACAGATTATATAAATAATAAATCAAAATCGTTATTAATGGATGAATATTTATCTTATATTGATCCCGCTTATGTTAAAAAAACAGCATTTCAAACATATTTTGAGGAAATATGTCAATTATGTAAAGAACAAAAAATTATAAATATGATGGAAAGTGTTCTTATATGTCCTAATTGTGGAACTGAAGAAAAAATATTAATTGATTCAGAATTACCATCTTATAAAGAACCGCCACGTGAAGTAACATATTTTGCTTATAAGCGTATAAATCATTTTAAAGAATGGTTATCACAATTACAAGCTAAAGAAAGTACTAATATTGATAAGGATATTTTTGATAAGATATATAATGAATTGAATAAGGAAAAATATATAGATAAGAGTAAATTGAAATCTGAGCAAGTATTACAGATATTGAAAAAGTTAGGATTATCTAAATATTATGAACATTGTCCATATATAACTAATCAAATATCAGGTAGGCCTGCTCTTAACATAGACCCTGAAACTGAGGAAAAGGCAATAAATATGTTTAAGGAAGTTCAAGGACCTTGGATGAAATATGGGATGAATGATCGTTCAAATTTCTTTTCTTATCCTTACATATTGTATAAGTTTTTTCAATTATTAGAGAGAGATGAATATTTGCCCGAATTGAGATTATTGAAGACAAGAGAAAAGTTACAAGAACAAGATGAAGTTTGGAAGAAGATTTGTGATGAATTGAAATGGGAATTTATAAGAACTGTCTAATCAACGATACCTAATTCAAGTATAGTATTATCATTATTATTACAAATATAGTCTAATGGTGTATTAATAGGATATTCTAATACTTTATAGAAAGGTTTATAGGAAGTATTGGTATTTAGGTATTTTTTGTATAGTATATAAGAGTTATCAATAGCAGATTGTTTATCAAGGTAGATACCGATGACATTGTAGTCAATAGTAGAATTAATATGAGAGAGTTCTTCAAGTAGAATATATATTTTTGACATAGACGCTAAAATATACATTCAAAAAAAAATGGAAATGCTCATTCTTCATCCCTCATACAAATATGTCGCGGGTATATTGAGTATGTTTTTAAGAGATTGTATATATTCACAAGCTTTATTTTGATTATTTTTTATATATTTCCATTCGCATTCCCAAATGGAAATATATTTATATCCTTTTTCTTTACAGAATTTGTGTTTTTCAATTGTTCTATCATAGAGTTCTTTGAATGTTTTCTTACATCTTGTATTTACTAAATCGCGATTTGTAAAGCATTTAGGACAACCGTGAAAATAACAACCATCGTATTCAAAAATAGTATTAAGTTCTTTACAATAACCATCAGCTAATTTGAAAGAGCCAATAATACGATGTTCTTTTTCATTTTTAATATTGATAATATTGATTTGAAGTTTAGTCATAAGAAATTCTAGCCATTCAATTTGAGATTTAGAGAAGCCATTTAATGAACAACGAGTACAGCCACAACCAAAGGCAACATGACATTGATACGATTGTAAAAATATTCCGTGTTCAGTACCATCTTTATATTTTTGATGACAGATTATTTTGAATGGAGTTGAATTATTAATATATTCAATAAGAGAATAATCATATTTATCACCATGTATTCGTTTAGCATTATTTATTACAGTTTCAACAGAAAATCGTCTATCTATTGACATTTGTTCATCATGGCATTTTTTACATCCGTGTCCTTTTAAATGAACACTTGCGTTTTGTGTAAATTCTCCATGTTTTCGACAAATTATAATAATATCATCTTTACATGTAGTATATTGAACTTTAGAATAGTCAAAAGTGTCTCCGTGTTTATCTTTACATTGTTTAATAAACTCATCATTAGATTTTTTTTGTAGATTGTGAGCACTTTCAATACCACATCTAGGACATCCTTGTCCATTAATATGTGCTTTAGGAGTTTGAGTAAATTTATTATGAATAGGACATATTATAATAATTTTAGTATCTGTATTAATATAATCTATTAAGCTATAGTCATATTTATTACTATGAACATTATTAGCATTACTTATGAATTGGTCTTTATAATTATTAAATTTATTTTCATTAGAACATGATATACATCCTTTTCCACACAAATGTGAACCAGCCATTTGTTCAAATTCTTTATGAATAGGACAGATTATAATAACTTTATTTTCCCATCCTCTATAATCAACTTTAGAATAGTCATATTTATTACAATGTATTTCTATAGCTCTTTCAATAAATTTATCGGTTGTTAATTTATTATTGTTAGCACCTTTTTCATATCCACATTTAGTACATCCAGACCTTGCTAAATGTTGTTCTGGTCGTTGATTATATTCACCATGTAAAGGACATATTATAATAACAGTTGTATTATAATCAATATATTTTACTTTAGAATAATCATATTTATCTCCATGTTTTTTTCTTGCAATTTTAATAAATTGTTCAGTTGTATTATTTCTATTACTAGATTTATCAATACATTTTTTACAATTATGTCCGGATAAGTGTATATCAGTTCTTGTTAAAAAGTCTCCGTGTATTTTACAAGTTATAATGACTTTAGTCCGTTGATGTGTATATAATGTTTTATAATAATCATATTTATTACTATGTATTTCACGAAAACGTTTTATATAATTGATTGTTTTGTTATAAGCATTATCATCAATTTTATGTAAATCACATCTTGTTAATTTATTTTCAATAATATTTGATGTAGCGATATTTTTACAATCATCATTAATACAATAATCTATATTGTTCATTTTATAATTATTTAAATTAAATTTGTGTAGATATTAATCAATTTAAATAATTATTAAATCAAATTTGTTTAGCGTAATGGGATACCACCAACTAATCCAGCACCTATTGAAAGACCTGCTCCTTGTCTAACAGAGTTCGCCATAATTGAGGGAGAAAATGTATCAAGTAAAGCGAAAGTTGTTGCAGCAGTAAATGCGATTACTAAAATTTCACCAGCATCCATCTTCTTTTGTGGAATAACATATGCTGCTAACGCAACCATTAAACCTTCTACTAAATATTTAATAGCACGTTTAATGATTTCACCTAAATCAAATGCTGAACGAAAGTGTTGAACTTCTTTTTGAACTGTATCCATATTTATATATTATACAAATAAAAAAAAATACTTAAAGTTTAAATGTTTGTTCTATTTAAGAAGATGAGTAGTGATAAAGAAGATTTTTTAACTGTTGACCATACTATTCCTGGTCAAAATTATGTTTGTTTAAGCTTTGTATCCCCAGAAGAAGTTATTTTAAATAAGAGCTCATTCTTTGTAAGTAGCTTCTTAAAAAGTGTAGTTGGTGATTTCTCATTATCTGATGAACCAACTTTAGTTGAATTAAAAGCATTCAAAGAACATGTTTCTAAAATGTTAGACCCATCACAATGCGATGAAAAATATAAAGACTTTTTATTTGCTAAGCAAGAAGAATTAGAAAAAGAATATTACGAAAAGAACAATTTCCAAACTTCTATTCGTGGTCTTAAAGTCCGTGGTGTTTATGACACTCTTAAAGAAGCACAACATCGTGCTAAAGAAATTCAACGTAATGATCGCAGTTTTAATGTTTATATCGGGCAAGTCGGTTATTGGTTACCTTGGGACCCAACACCACAAAAGGTTGCTAATCAAGAATATTTAGAAGAAGGCTTAAATAACTTAGTTAAGAAATATCAAGAAAATCAAAAATTCAAAGAACAACACTTCCAAGAAAACTTAGACTATGTTAAAGAACAAGCTGCTAAACAAGCTGATAAATCTCGTCAAGAAAGAGAAAAACAACGCCAAGATGAACAAATGAAAGAAATTGATGAACTACTTAAAAACTTAACAGGTAATAAGCAAGAACAACAATCATCTATTGAAGTTGTTGAAGATAAAAAGAGTAGTGATAGTCTCGCTGATACTCTTGGTGCGCAAGACCCTTGGATGGCTCGTCATACTGAAAAGAAGTCTGATGAATAAACAGTTTATTATGTAAGTATAATGTAAATAATATGAGAACTCTTATTATTACATTATTATTTTTAGGAATAATATTAATGATAGTTGGATATTTGGAAAATTACAAAGATTGTCCTCTGCCACGTATTGAATACCGATATATTCCACGTAATTTTTATGAAGAACAAGTTAGCGGTATGAACTTAAGCAATCTATATAGTCAGATATTTAATGACCCTGAAGTTTGGAGTGTTTATCCATTGGGTATGATAGAAAATAACGCGTCATTAACTCCCGCCCAATTCAAAAACTTTATACGTTCTTCTTAATTTAAAGACTAATAATTACTATCATACATTATGATAGTAGGTATTATTGGCTTAGGCTTTGTTGGAAATGCGATTTATCAATCACTCCTAAAAAAAAATATAGAAATTACTGTATACGATAAATATAAAAATATAGGTAGTTTACATTCTTGCTTAAATTCATCAATCTTATTTTTAGCATTACCTACTGTATATGATAGTAGTTTAGGTTCATATAATAAACAACCGATATATGAAACTTGTGCATATTTAAGTGAATATAAATATAATGGGGTGATAATAATTAAAAGCACTGTTGAACCTAATAGCACAGAAGAATTAGCATTAAAATTTCCAGAATTGAATATTATTCATAATCCAGAGTTTTTAAAAGCAAAGACCGCTGAAGATGATTTTCATAATCAAACACATATTGTATTAGGTAAATCATCTACTTGTAAAAATGAACAATTTAAAAATATTATCAACTTTTATAAAACTTATTATCCTAATGCTATTATATCAGAATGTTCATCATTAGAAAGTGAAATGATGAAAATATTTGTCAATTCATTTTATAGTGTTAAAATTCAATTTTTTACAGAAATGTATCTCACTTGTCAGAAAGCAGGTGCTGATTTTAACACTGTTCGTCGTATGATGTTAGCTAATGAACAGATACACTCATCATTCACAAATGTTCCTGGACACGATGGTCAAATTAGTTATGGAGGTTTATGTTTCCCAAAAGATACTAATGCTCTTAACCAATATATGTTACGTAATAATATTCCAAATGGATTATTAGAAGCCTGTATAAAAGAACGTAATCAAATGAGAAATGACCACGATAATTGTCATCTATACTAGTTCATTTAGAATATACGTATCTATAATTTTATCTACATCTTTTAGTATTTTATGTAAATTATGAGAAGGATCTATTTTATAATCAAATGGAATATTAATATTATCATCTATCGTAATAAATTTAAAATTCAATCCTTTTAATCTTTTAAATTTATCATCTGTATTCACAAATGGACTAACATATAATCCATATTTACATAAATTATTATTCGTATAATTAACAAACTTGTGTCTATATATTAGATGCTTTGAAACTAATCTCATTAATAAATGATTATTACCTATTATACCTAATCTAATCATATATAAATATGTTATATTATTTTTTATCTATTGATAATGGGTATATTTTAGCATCTTTAGGAATAGTATCTTTTAATATGTGGAAATTTTTATAAACTTTATGTTGAAAAATATGTTGTGGCTCTAAGTTAAACTCAAAATTATATATATCACAATATATACTCCAATCAAACGCATTTAAGTCTAATTCACCTGATTTAGATGAAATCCATTTTTTCATAGCTTTTCCTAAATCAGTATCTCTATAATCTTCCCAAGCATTCAACATATTATGAGTAACCATAATCATATCACTCCATTTATAGTCACTAGGCATACTACTATCTTTACCTCTATTATTAATTTTAGGATAGTAATATTGGCAGAAACAATCATTATCACTAGCGAATATTTCGTTCCATCCACCGTGTCCATTAAATTCATATGTAGCACGTCCCCAATCAATGACTTTTATGATATAGCCATATGTAGGAACACGAAAATATTGATTTTTGTATTTATAATAAATATATTGTTCTTTTGTTATAGATAACATAACATTACTTAGGTGTAAATCATTATGTTTTATACCGAATATTAACATCATTGTTGTAATAGCTGCGTATATTTGGAATGAGAATGATAATAGACTATGATAGTCTAATTTATCGTGTTCATATAATACATCAATATCCATTTCAGCTTTTTCAGTAGCTAATAGATAGCACGGATAATTTTCAAATTCAAGAAAAACTCCTTTGCGTTTTGTATAAAATTTAATATTATCACCATTTTCTTCAATATATTCTTTAACATATTCTTCATCACGAAAAGATGATTCTTTTGTAATATCAAAAGTGAATTTATCCATAATTGTTCTATAACAACCAAACATTTTACCAAAATGTGGGCTTATATTCAATTCATTTAATTTGGAAACTAAATAAGTTACCATTATTTCCATATTATTTGGACTATTAGGATGATATAGACTATTATAGTATATATTTTCATAATAAGGATTCATATGACCTTTATTATAATGTAAATGTGATAAGTTATATGGTAATAATGGAATTTCTTTAAGGAAAATATTAGTATGATAGAAATGTCTATTTTTAGTTTTAATTTTGGCTTTATAAAAATAGCCAACAACATCAACACGGTCAATTTTTTTTACTAATTTGGCTAATCTATCATTATGGTTCAATGATTTTTCGTATTTAAGGTGAGTAGTAAATTCGCGTAGTATAGGATTATAATATGTGAATGATTTATTTTTTATTTTATAATGTTTATTAATTGATTCTTCTATTTCATTGAATTCTTTATCAGGAACCATTCTTGATGTTAAAGATGTATATATTTCATCTAAATTGATATTCATTAATGAAGCTTGTTATAACTATTAATATTTTTTTGATAATGATAACGCAGGTTGCGTTTATTCGTTTATTGATTTATTATATTTTTATTATAACTAATGTCAGTTGAAATAAAAAGGTTTGATATGCGTAATATAGATGATGATAAAGTATGTGTTATGATCGGAAAAAGAAATACAGGTAAGTCTTTTTTAGTAAAAGATTTACTCTATTATCATAAAGATATACCTATTGGTAATGTATTGAGTGGAACAGAAGAAGCCAATGGATTTTATGGAAAAATGATGCCTCAACTATTTATTCACGGTGGATATACTCCTGATATTGTAGATAGATTTATAAAGAGACAAAAACAAGTTATAAGAGAATTGAAGAAGGAAGAAGAAAAAGGTATTCGTCCTGAATATTCAAATATAGATCCTAGGGCTTTTTTTATATTAGATGATTGTTTATATGATAATTCTTGGACTAGTGATACTAATATTAGATCATTATTTATGAACGGAAGACATTATAAGGTCTTTTTCATTATAACAATGCAGTATCCGTTAGGTATTCCACCTAATTTAAGAGCGAATATAGATTATGTATTTATATTAAGAAATAATAATACGAGTGATAGAAAGAGGATATATGAACATTATGCTGGTGTATTTCCAAGTTTTGAAACATTTTGTCAAGTGATGGATTCTTGTACACAAAATTATGAATGTCTAGTTATTAATAATACGGTTAGTAGTACTAAATTAGAAGATTGTGTTTTTTGGTATAAAG